CCGAAGGGACGAGAGTGATCTCTTTGAGATCATCCATTATGGCTCCGGTACGTCGGCGTTTATTGCGGACGTCGGCAATTAGCTCAGCAAGGAGGTTATGATGCATGGATCAGTTAGTTAAAAGATCGGCGTATACAAATAATGACCTAGGAGATGCCTTCCAAGTTTATAAGGAAGACACACCTCCGGTCCTTCAGGAGAACTCGTATGTTCCCACACGAGTATATTCTAAAGGATTTTTCGGTTATGATACGCCCAACTTTCACAGACGCGTTAAGGCCGGTGAATTGATACCGATGACGCCGTTTGGCCAGTTTGAAATATCTGGCTCAACAAGCGGTTTCACGGATATCACCTACACGATCGGACATTATTATTCTGTCGGAAACTGTAGTCGTTCACAGGATTGGGTCATAACACATGATGATATTGAGGGACTGTTACAACCTGAAGATGCAGCGATGTACCTTCAGGAAGCAGCCGCCAAAATATATTCAAGTAGTTATGATCTCCTTACCGCTGTGGCCGAGTTGGCCGAGACACGGAGACTTTTCCTAGATACTGGAAAGCGTATGCTTTCCTATCTCGGTAAGCTTCCACGAGGGGTTTCCCTTCGTAAAGTGTCTGGCCGCTGGCTAGCTTTACGTTATGGCTGGAGAACTCTTCTTTATGACATCCAAGATCTCATAAAGATGATCAACAGTTTCGACGATAAGCGAACCAGGTACTCGGAACGTGCAGGGAAAACTGACTCCTACACGGAAACCACAACTGACATCATTAATTGGGCTTACATCACTAACGAAATTGAAGTTACTGATGTAATCACCAAAGGTGTCAGAGGGTCTGTGGTAGCTGACATTTCCTTACCGAAGATACAAATCAATCCTATTATGACTGGGTGGGAGTTAATCCCGTTCAGCTTTGTAATAGATTGGTTTGTGTCAGTAGGCAAGGCACTGGCAGCTGCACACTTCCTGATGTTGCAAAGTAACTATACATCGGCGCTAGGGACATCCGCTAAAATAGAAAGGACACTCACTTGGAGACAAGTGGGTTGGACCTCAAGCTATATTAGCGGCTCCACTGAGCAAGATGCTAGTTGCATTGCGACATACATCCGTCGTCATCCTTCGCCTGTACCTGTCTTCCCGCAGTTAAGGTTGAAGCTGGACGCTTTCAAAATTGCTGATTTGTTAGCGCTCATCCTTCAACGTATCCGCTAAGGAGGAAAAGTATGGCTGGAATGACAACAGTCCTCACTGAGTTTTCCGATAATGGAAACTCACGCACGTCAACCTACACGGGACATACGGCTCTTGAGCCGCGTCTCGTGATAGAGAAACGACGGGTGCCTGACACAAATCAATCTATGATTGAATATTCTGCTAAGATTGTATCTTCAACAGAAGATTCAGATGGAGCGATTTTGTCAGAAAAGGTCACCTTTGAGGCTGTAGTAAGATATCCGAAGCTTGGTTTAGCTGCGGATGTTACAGCTGCCCTTGCCATCTTCCGCGATGTTATCGCAGGAGATGAGTTTGGTAACAGCGTTACTACTCAGGAATGGCTATAATGGATATTCAATTGAAACTTGAACTATTCTGGCAAGCAATATCTGATTTAGCAAATCAGCTTGTTGCTCAGCTAGCAATAGTAATTGAGACAATTAGAATATCGTTTTAGCCTCCCTAATACTCAAAGGAGGATTCCACGATGGAACCTACAGATTTAACATACGAACTGTGTCGATGTTATATCAATGACCACAGAAGTATAGATGTATCTTTACTTCATAAGATTGACGGATTCCGTCGATCTAGGAGTTTAGAACATCTTGCTTCCTGCTCTCGTCACTTCGATTGGGCAAAGCATTCAATCGACGAGTGGCGAGTTCTCCGACAGGTAGAAGCTTTCTTTAAGAAAAATTCTGCCTTTACCAATAAGGATATTTGTGCACAAACGGCAGAAGCGTCTTTTAGAGACGCAGAAGCCCGATGTGCTGCAACAAATATCCGACTCCTCTTCTATTATTGTAACCCTCGGTTGTTAGACCGGGGGTTGCAAATTAAGATGAGGAGGATGGAACATTACATAAGTAATGTTTTGGGGAACTACCACTTGTTTCTCGATGCTTTACCGCATCTTGTGAGAGTGACACCCGGAGCAACCGCGAGTGCAAGTAGACGTAATAGCCTTCCTCAACTTAAGTTGAGGATGAAGCTCTTTGCAACTGCAAAGGCTTCTCCATATCTCAGAGCATTGTACCGTTTTTACGGTTTCAATCCGCCTAAGATTAAGGAGGTAACGTCTAATCGCATCGAGCTCGTACCGAAGAATTGGAAGACAGACCGTACTATCGCTTGTGAGCCAGAAGGGAATTTACCCCTCCAGCTTGCTTTTGATACGTACGCGAAACGCCGGTTACGACGTTTTGGAATAGATCTGCGCGACCAATCTGCAAATCAAGAGTTAGCTCGTAAAGCTTCTTTAGACAACCGCTTTGTAACGGTTGACTTCAAAGCAGCATCAGATACGATTAGTGAAAATACAGTGGCATGGGTTTTCCCATGCGACTGGTATCGCTATCTATCTGATGTTCGAGCTCCACAGTATCGTGGATCGTTTGGTCAGGGAACCTACCATAAATTCTCCTCTATGGGGAACGGTAGCACCTTTACCATCGAAACTCTCGTCTTTGCTGCTGCTTGTTATGCTTGTGGATCACGTAATTTTCTTGTCTATGGTGACGATGTCATTATAGAAAAGGAATTTTACAATGATTACCTCAAACTAACAAGATTCCTTGGTTTTACCATTAATGAGGACAAGACTTTTCACGAAGGCCCTTTTAGGGAGTCGTGTGGTCTTGATGCTTATAATGGCATCGATGTGACTCCAGTGTATCTACGTTCGATTGACAGACGTAAGTCTGCCCTTTCTCATGTAGTTAATACACTTATGAGTCTTGCTCATCCG